GCGGCTGGCGGCCTAACGTGAATAGCCCGGTGGGCGCGCAGGGGCTTAGCCAGTTTATGCCCAGCACCTCGGCATGGATTGCCGAGATCTACCCGGACCTAGGCCGCGCTGCGCCGTACTCCCCGGCGTGGGCCATGAGGGCCCAAGCCCGCTATAACCGTTGGCATTGGCAGCGGCTCAGCAGCGCCGCTAACGAATGCCAACGCTGGGCCTTCGCGCTCAGCGCCTATAACGGCGGCCTGGGCTGGGTGAACCGCGATAGGCGCTTAGCCACTGCCGCCGGTGACGATGCCCGCGTGTGGTTCGGTAGCGTCGAGCAGTACACCAGCCGCGCAAGCTGGGCACGGCGCGAAAACCGCCACTACGTGCGCCACATCCTGCTCGACCTTACACCCCGCTATGCGGGTGCTGGCTGGCAAGGGGGTGCGCCATGTTCGAGCGTGTAACCGGAATCTTGTTTGTAGCGGCGGCCATTGGTTTTGCCTGGAAGTCATGGGAAGCCGGTTTTCTTGCGCGTGACCTTGCCGCTGAACGCGCAGCACTCATCGAGATGACCGACGACCGCGACGAATGGCAGCGAGAAGCGACGGAAACGGCCAGCCAACTAGACGACGTCGAGCGCCAACGCCGTGCCGCAGAAGCCGATATTAAAGCGCTTCAAGAGGAGCTCGCCGAGCAGGCCGAAAGCTACGATGCCCTGCGCCAGCGCATCCGCCACGCCCCCGCCAGCGACAACGGCCCCGTGGCCCCGGTGCTGCGCTCAACGCTGGAGGCCCTGCAATGAGAACCATCGTCATCATCGCCGCCAGCGCCGCGCTTGCCGCGTGTGAATCTATGCCACCCACGCCACCGCCTGCGCCCACCATACGGGTGTATCAGTGCGCGCCCTCGGCAGGAATGACCGAGCCAGAAGGCGTGCCACGCCCGCCGGTGGGCGACTACTCGCAAGAGGATGTCGCGCTCTATATCACCGAACTCCATCAATGGGGCGCACGCGGTTGGCTGAAAGTCGCCCGTGTGCGTGAACGCTCCACACGCTGCCAATCCACGGCAGACGACGAAGAAGAAACCGACTAAGGGAACGTAATGGAAATCATCAACTGGTCAGCCGCCAAAGTGATATTCGACGTGATGCAGGCACTGCTCACAGCGCTTATGGCGGCCTATGTGTACTGGCTAAACAAACACCGCGCTAGCCAAGCAGCCATTAAAGGCACCAATGACCGTATCGATGGCGTCGAGCGCAAGGTGGTCAATTTGGAGCACAAAGTGGAACGCCTGCCCGATCACGAAGATATCAAAAATCTGCAAGAGCAGATGGCCCGCACCAACGTACTGCTGGCGGAGATCAGCGCTAACCAAAAAAGCACGTCGTTGCAGGTCAACCGCATTAATGACTACTTGCTGAACCAAGGGGGCCGATAATGACCGACTTTTCAGACTTCCAAACGGCAGGCCGTCGCCTGTGCATTCTGCGCATTCTCTCGCGCCGCACCCAGTTCACCACCAATGAGTACTCACTCAATGATGAGCTGAAAGGTGCCTATGGCCATATCGTCAGCACGGATCGGCTGCACAACGATTTGGCTTGGCTGGATGAACAAGACCTGGTCGTTCTCCAAACCCCACGGGCAGGCCGGATCGTGACGCTAACAACGCGCGGTAGCGATGTGGCCAATGGTTTGGCAGAAGTGCCTGGCGTTGAAAAACCGCGCCCAGGAGCGTGACCCATGCCGCCACGCAACAAGGTCTTTGACCTTCCCCAAGAGGTGCGCGAAGAGTTAAACGAGAAGCTCGTCAGCAGTGGCTTCCAAGGCTACGAAGCGTTAGCCGGGTGGCTAAGTGATCGCGGCTATAACGTTTCCAAAAGCTCCGTGCACCGCTATGGCCAGGATCTCCAAGAGGAGTTCGAAGAGGCCATGGGCAGCGTTCGCCGCACCACCGAGATGGCCAAGGCCATGGCCGATGCCGTGGAAGACGACGAAGGCAACTTGATCGACGCCACGGCGCGCCTGGTGCAAGAGCACCTGCTACGCATCTCGTTAGAGTTTCGCAAGATGGAGATCGAGCCAGATGCCGCCGCCCACCACCTGGGCAAGGTCTCCAAAGCGCTGGATAGCCTGGGCCGGTTATCGCTGAGCCAGAAGAAACACGCCAAGGAAATGCGTGCCGAAGTGGCTAAAGAAGCTGCCGCCAAAGCTGAAACCAGCATGGCCAGCCAGGGCATGAGCCGCGACGCCATCGACGCCATCAAGCGCGACATCCTGGGGATTGCCTAATGGAAGAACTCACCATGGCACAGGCCATCGTTAAGGCCGGTGACAGCCTTGGCTATGCAATTGTGGTGGCTGCACTTATTCGAGGGTTCTTGAACAAATGAGCGCCCTACCTGAATCCGTTCTGCTGCCGTATCAAAAGGCGTGGATCGAAGATGACTCCGATCTCAAGATTGCCGAGAAGAGCCGCCGTACCGGCTTAACCTGGGGCGAAGCCGCCGATGCCGTGCTGTCGGCCAGCAGCGCCAAAGCTGCGGGGGGCACCAACCACTTCTATGTGGGCAGCAACAAAGACATGGCCATCGAGTTTATCGATGCCTGCGCCATGTGGGCCAAAGCGTTCAATCGCGCTGCCTCACACATCCAGGAGGAGCTTTACCACGACGAAGACAAGGATATTTTGACGTTCAATATCCACTTCTCCAGTGGCTTCAAGATCCAGGCACTCAGCTCCCGGCCCAGCAACATGCGTGGCCGCCAGGGTAACGTCACCATTGACGAAGCCGCCTTCCACGATCAGCTCGCCGAAGTGCTGAAGGCTGCCTTGGCCCTCACCATGTGGGGCGCAAAGGTGCGCCTGATCAGCACCCACAACGGCGTCGAGAACCTGTTCAATGAGCTGATTCAAGATAGCCGTGCCGGTAAGAAAGGCTACTCAGTACATCGCATCACGTTAGACGATGCCTGCGAGCAAGGCCTATACCAGCGTATTTGCCAAGTGCGGGGCAAGATCTGGTCTCAGGAAAAGGAAGATGCCTGGAAGGCCAAATTGTTGCGCGAGACGGCTACTCGGGAAGACGCACTAGAAGAGTACTACTGCGTACCGAAATCAGGCGGCGGTGCTTACCTCTCACGCGCCATGATCGAGGCACGCATGTTCGATGCGCCGGTGATTCGCTTTGAAGGCAGCGCCGAGTTCAACGCGGTACCGGAACACTACCGGGCGCTGGAAATAGACGCCTGGTGCCAAGAACATCTGCTGCCGCTGTTGGATAAGCTCGACCCCAAGCTAGCCCACTGCTTTGGCGAGGACTTTGGCCGCAGTGGCGACTTGACCGTCATTGCCCCCATGGCCATCACCCAGCAGCTCGTGCGTCAGGTACCGTTCCTGGTCGAACTGCGCAACGTGCCGTTCAAGCAGCAAGAGCAAGTGCTGTTCTTCATCGTGGACCGCCTGCCACGCCTGCAAGGCGGCGCGCTGGACGGTCGCGGCAACGGCCAGTACTTGGCAGAGCAAGCCGCCGAGCGCTACGGCAGCATTGTCGAGGTCATCATGCTTTCCCAAAGCTGGTACCTGAACAATATGCCGCCGTTTAAAGCCGCGTTTGAAGACGAACTCATCACGCTGCCCCGCGACAGCCAAGTGGTCGACGACCTGCGCGCCCTGCAAGTGATCAAAGGCGTGCCTAAGCTGCCGGATGCCAAAACCGGCGACAGCAAAGATCGCCACGGCGATGCCGCTATCGCCTTGGCGCTCGCGCACTACGCCAGCCTGATGGATGTGGTACCGATTGAATTCACCCCCGCGCCCCTGCCTGGTGCTTCCCGCCAGGACGACGACAGCGACGACATTGAACCCAGCGGCTTTGGAATAGGAGGCGGCGCATGGTAAGCCCCACCGCGAAGTATCGGCGCAACCTGGTCAAAGCCAACGCGCCCGCACTCAAAGAGCAACAGACGAACGACGCCCGCATCGGCCAGCTCAAGCGCGAGTTTGCAGAGCACCCCACGAAAGGCCTTACGCCTGCGCGCCTTTACCAGATCCTGGAGGCCGCTGAGCAAGGCGACCTGAAGGCGCAGTCTGAACTGTTCGATGACATGGAGGAGAAAGACCCCCAGATCGGTGCCGACTTGGGCAAGCGTAGGCAACTAGCAGCAGAGC